GCCGCAGCACCCGTCAATTCAAGTCCATTAGGATTTTAATAGGAGGGAACTAAATGGCTGTAGTAGATATCTTTAATATCGAACCCACTAAAATTAGTCGTGACCTAAAAGGTAAGTTCGTTCTTATCTATGGTGAGGCTAAGAGTGGCAAGACAAGCTTTTCCAGTCAATTTCCAAAGCCACTACTTTGCGCGTGAACAAAGGAGATAAAAAATGAATGAACTATTTTCTATTACACGAAATAAAAATGGTGTAATAATTTGGTCAGAAGATCAAATTGAATATATTAAAAACGATTATATTCTAAATCACAGTACAACAAAAATAGCAAAAGAATTTACTACTAGCCCTCAATCAATTAGAAAAGTACTAAGAGAAAATAACATTAAAATACTCACCTTATCTGAATTAAATCAATTAGAGTATCCGAGAAACTCGAATTTCTTCTCTATAATTAATACTCCCGAAAAAGCTTATTGGTTAGGCTTTTTATATGCAGATGGTTATATTAGCACTTCAAATGAAATTAGAATTAATTTACAAAGCCAAGACGAACAACATATTCAAAAGTTTTATAATGCTATATCAGCAGACAATCACACTATAAAATATTCTAAAAAGGTAGTGGCAGGAAAAACCTATACACAGGCCTACGCCAATATTAGAGATAAAAAAATGGTTGATGATTTAAATAAATTAGGTTGTGTAAATAATAAAAGTCTAATTTTAACTTTTCCGTCTGAAGACCAGGTGCCAGCAAAGTATTTATCACATTTTATTCGAGGTTATTTTGATGGTGATGGGAGCCTCCATTTTACACAAAGTGGAAAAGCTAAAACTCTAAACTATAGAATTAATTTTTTGGGAACAAAGGACTTTTTAATAGGGGTTAGAAAATTTTTTCAAAAAGAAAAACTTTCCTTAGAAAAAAAGGGCAATATTTATTCTTTTTCTATTAGTGGTAATAAACAAGTAGAAGCAGCTTTAAAATTAATTTATGAGAATAGCACTGACAACATAGAATTAAATCGTAAAAAAATAGTTTATAATAATTTTTTATTACAGCGCCTTGATGGTGAACCTATAAATATAGGGTGTGAATAACTTTTAAGTTATTTGCTAACGGTGAAACACTGGTTAGACTCCAGTCAATACCGTGCGAAGCTCTTTACAGAGAACGTGTAACGACTATTCCGAAAGGAAGTAGGATTAAAGCATGGTGAAAGTCCAAATCCGAAGTGCCATCACTTATTAATTATAATAAGAAGAGATAGTCTATTCTTTATAGTGATATAAAGTAGAAAAGTTGAAAGAGGTTATAACGCGCTCCCTGGCGTAAAAGCGGTTGATATCGACAGATGGACAGACTTTAAAAAAGTCTGTTCGCAGTTAAAGAAACCTGAGGCGCAAGGTATTTATGAAACAATTATCATAGATACTGTTGGTATTGCTACTGATATGTGTGAGAAGTATATCCTTGCGCAGAATGATGTAGAATCTTTATCTGATATTGCTTGGGGTGGTGGATGGACTCAATATAAAAAAGAGTTCGAAAGTACTTTCCGTGAATTAACTTATCTCGGTTATGGTATCGTATTTATCGCACATAGTAAACAAAAAGCCACAGCATTTAAAGATGCTGAAGGTGAAGCAATCATGTCAGTTTATCCAGATATCGCAAAAACTGGTATGAATATTGTCAATCGTCTCGTTGACGTCATCGCGTATCTTTCTGTTGAGTTTGATTTATCAGGTGATAAAAGCACTCGTTATCTATACACAAGACAGACACCTTATATATTCGCTGGTTCTCGTTATAAATACCTTGAAGAAAAGTTTTTATTCGGTTATCATGAATTAGTAAATGCAATTGGTGATGCGATTGAAAAACAGGTCCAGCTTGATGGCGCAGAAGTTACTGATCATACCAATATGGCGCCAGCAACAAAACTCTCATTTGCAGATGTAATGAATGAAGCAAAGGAGTTATGGGGAGCACTAACCGCCAATAATAACGAAAAGAACGCACTGGCTATTTTGGCTTTAGTAAAGAAGCATCTTGGACATGATGCCAAAATCTCTGAAATTACTCCCTCTCAGCAGGACATTCTGGAAATGATTGTTGAAGATATGAAAGAGTTATAATTCTTTCAAATATAAAAGAGAGGTATAATTCATATACTTCTCTTTATTTTTTAAGGAGAAGTGAACGGATGAAATTTATTATTGACACAAACGTACTTCTAAGCTATCCAAAGATTCTCGAAGAAGAAAAGCTCCTTGTGATCACTCGTCGTTGCCTGAAAGAAATTGATGGTTTAAAAAAGAGTGAAAACTCAGAACTTGCGTTTCAGTCACGTAGAGCCTCTTCCATGATTTCTAAGTACAGAACGGGAATTAAATTTATCATGAAAAGAAAGATGAGACTTTCTGTTGATGATGAGATTCTATATTTTGCTAAGAAATACCATCATGGGATTATTACTAATGATGTTAATGTCCAAATAGCCGCCTACTATATGGGAATTGAATGTCAAGGATATAGTAATCTAGGTGCTTACTACGTTGGAATTCAAACTCTTCGCTGTCACTTCGATAGTTTACTTAGTAATCCAGAGGTCGATAAAATTCTAACCACTCTACAACCTCCTGTAAAACTCAATGAAAATGAGTTTTTAATTATTGAAAATGAAGATACCAATGAAACCCATTGTATTCTACGTTATCATAATGGTCAATTGGAGATTATCGACAAAACTCGCCCAATTCAGAACAAGTGGACTAATAAGATTCTTCCTAGAAATCCAGCGCAAGAATGTTTATTTAACTTATTATTTGATAAGGAAGTAAAAATTATTCTCGCGCAAGGTAAATTTGGTTCTGGTAAAACAATGTGTCTTGTCAACTATGCGCTACAAGAACTAGAAAAAGGTAGAATAGATAAACTCGTATGGGTTCCAAATAACTCATTCAATCAGGATAGTAGAGAAATTTCCGCACTTCCAGGTAATCTCTATGAAAAAGAATTACCTTTTCTTGGTTCTCTTGTAGATATTATAGGAGAGAGTGAAGTAGAACGTCTATTGGGTGAGGGTCTATTGGAAATTGTTCCAATATCTATCATGCGCGGGCGCAATATTAAGAATAGTATTATTCTTGTAAATGAAGCCCAGAATCTAACAGAAGAGCATATCAAACTTCTGGTTGGTAGATGCGCAGAGAATACCCGTATCTTCTTTGATGGAGATATTAAACAGGTTGATAGTTATGTATTTAAGAATAAGAATGGTCTAAGACTACTTCTCAACTTAGCAAATAGTCCAATCTTCTCAAAAATATTTGGTGTATCTACATTAAATACTATTGAACGCTCATTAACAGCTCAGGCGAGTGATTATCTCGATAGCATCGCTTGACATTTTATACAAATTGTGATATAATATAAATATAGAAACGGAGGTGGTAATGATGTCTAGAGTGAAATGTCCTATTTGTCAAGAGTTTTTTCTCAGTGATAGAGTAGAGTATGTTCTTATTAAAGGTCGTCATTACCACCGTTCTTGTTGCTCAGATGATTTTCTTTATCAGGAAATGATATTCGATTATCTTAAAAAGATTTGGGGCGCATGTTCTAGAGTCAAGATAGCTAAACAAATAACTTCTATGACTAAAGAGTATAACTATACTATGAAACAAATCTATGATGATTTACAGTATTTTTTTGAAATAAAAGGAAATGACAAAACTTCCTATAAAGGAACGATAGGAATTGTTCCTTATATTCATGATGATGCGCAGAAGTATTATCGTCTTATAGAATATAAAGAAAATAAACGTGAACTACTCGCGCAGAAACTAGAGGAAGTTACCGAAGAAGATCGAGTAATTTATGTAAACAAACAACCCAAGGGAAAAAAGATTTTGTTTGAGCTTGAGATAGAAGAGGGGTGATAGGTTGTTTGTAGATAAGGGATTAACGTTACAGATATTTGGTTCTCTTATGAAGAAGCCAGATTTTTTGTCCAATTCTGATAAATATTTTTTACTACCAGATGACTTTTCAAGCATATTTGAACGAAACATCTTTACCGCAATATTTAATTTGCATCAGAATGGCGCAACACGCATAACCACAGTAGACATAGATAATTATATTAAAGCAGTCCCAGGCGCCTATACAAGTTTTGAAAGAGAGAATGGCATTGAGTATTTAGAAGATTGTGAAGAACTTTCACATCCTGAAAACTTTGATTATTACTATACAAAACTTAAAAAGCTTAATGCACTCCGTGACTTAAATAAGTTAGGGTACTCAACAAAAACTATATATAGCACTGAAATATCAGAGGAAGCAAAAAAGATAAATGAGCGATTTGAGACTTTATCAATCTCTGATATTTTTGATTTATGTAAGAAAGATATCGCAGGTCTTGAAAGTAAATATAACAAGAAGTATACAAACTACGAAGCAAAGGCCGCAGACGGTATCGACGAACTAATAGAAGAACTCAAACAGAATCCAGAAGTTGGCGCGAACCTCCCAGGGCATATCATGAATACTATTGTGCGCGGTGCTCGTCGTGGAAAATTCTATTTAAAGAGCGCGGCATCTGGCGCAGGTAAGACTCGTGGATTGGTCGGAGATGCTTGTTATCTTGCTTATCCAGTTTATTATGATGAAGCAACTTGTCAATGGATTCAGAATGGAAGCAATGAGATAGTTTTATATATTGTTACAGAGCAAGAAATTTCAGAAGTTCAAACTCTTATTCTATCTTATCTTTCTGGAGTAAATGAAGAAAAACTATTATATCATAATTATAATTCTGATGAGGGTGAGCGCATCGAAAAAGCAGCCAAGATTATGAAGCATTATGAAGATAACTTCCATATTGCTAAAATCTCAGATCCGAGTATTTCAATAGTTAAATCAACTGTGCGCAAATACTTCTTTGAGAATCAAATAGAGAATCTCTTTTATGATTATATCTTCTCAAGTCCAGGATTGCTTGGGGAGTTTAGAGATCTTAAAATTCGAGAAGATGTTGTTCTTAATATGATGTCAACTGCACTTAAAGATATGGCCTCTGATTTAGGTATCTTTGTTTCAAGTTCAACTCAGTTGAACCGTGGAGAAGGAGATGGTAAAACAGGAATGAAGAACCAGAATAATATTCGAGGCGCCATTTAAATTATTTATAAGTGCTATATTGCCTATATTTTCGCGCGCACAGTGCCAGAGGAATTAGAAGCAGTAGAACCATTCAGTAAAAAGATTGGAATTGTTCCAAATCAAGTAGCTGACTTATATAAAGTACGTAGAGGACGTTTTGTTAACGTTAGAATTTGGAGTTATTTTGATTATGGAACTTGTCGCAAGAGGGATTTATTTATTACAAATCCAGATTATACGCCAGTGGAAGAATTTGAAACTATTCGTTTCATGGATAAAAATATTGGTGATTTCAAACCTCTATTACAAGAGTTAAATAATAGTAAACCTATTGAAAAGAAGGTAG